TTATGCGGCGCGGTCGAGGCGTTGTTTGATGGCGCTGACGCCGATGAGCGCGCCGGCGAGGATACCGAGCGCGTTGAGCGTGATAACTATCGCGTCCACGTGAGTCCAACCCCATGCGGGGCCGACCGTGTTGACGAACAGGGCGAGTGCGGGCAGGACGATGAGGCCCAACCATTTGAGGATGTCGTAGACGCGGCTGGGGATGAGCCAGTCGGGCACGTCATGGGTGACGTCGGCCGTCTCGGGCCAGTCGCTCACATCGACGCCGGGAAGCGTTTCGCCGGTGTCGGTCGTGTTTTTGCTGTCGGTCATGTTTGCTCCGATCAATAAGGGATGATGATGGGGTGATGCCGTCACCCGGTCAAGCGGGTGGCGGCATCTGTTGAGTCTCAGCGGCAGGTCACCACGTCGCCCACATAGTAGACGTTGATGTTGCCGGAGGGTACCGTGCAGCGGCTGACGCTGTAACCGTGCGCGGTGGCGAAATCCCACACGGTGTCGCCCCATTGAAGAACCTTGGAGACCCCGCCGGACGATGCGGGGGCGGCAGTAGAGCCGCCGCCGTAGGTGACGACATCGCCCACGTAGTAGCGGTTGATGTCACCGCTTGGCGTGTGCCATGCGGACAGGGGCCATGCGTTGTAGGCTACGGCGAGTCCCCAGATGGTCTCGCCCCACTGCATGATGTGGCTGATGCCACCCGTGTTGGTGTCGGCCGGGGGAGTGTTCGGCTGTGCGGGCGCGGCCGGTGTGGCCGGTGGCGTGGAGCCGCCGGCGGGGTTGGCGTACAGATCCCACTGCCATGCCTCGCCACGGAAGATGTCGAGGTCGATGGGACTCCACGTGTTGACGACACCGGTGCCGCTGTACTGTCGCATGGCCTCACCGTACGCGCCGATCATCCACGGATTGGCCTGATAGCCGGTCGGGCTCATGTTCGCGTACTGGGCGATCCACAAACCGTATCGGTCGCGGATGTCCTGCGGGATGGTGCCGGCCACCGGGCCGGTGTACAGCAATGGGCGCACACCGCCGCTCAACCGTTCGCACTCACTCAGGAAACGGCGTACCCAATCCCAATCGCCCCATGCGGGGTTGTCGTCCATCTCCCAATCCAACGCCACGATGCCGTGACGCCAATAGTTGCTGGTGTTGCGGTAGAAGAACTGGGCCTCGGCCTCCGGGTTGCCGCCCATCGCGTAATGGTACAAGCCGAATTTCTTGCCAGATGCCTGCGCTTGGGCGATCACGCGGTTGGCGTCCGTGTTGACGCCGGACACGAGACAGTTGTTATACACCTGTCCCGTGCCCCATGTGGTGCCGACGACAACGAAGTCGGCCTGCGTGTTGGCGATGTCGATGCCGCACTGCCAGTTGGACACGTCGATGCCCTGCATGTCGGCCATCGCCGCCGGGGCGAACGCCATGGAGACCGCCGCGACGAGCGCGGACAGCGTCACGCCCACGCGCCGGTGCAGGCGTCCGTGTTTCGGCTTGCCTTTGTTGAGGATTCCCATATCCTCTCCTTTCCCGCCCCGAGTCAAGGGGCAATAGAAAAGCCATCCCGGAATGGGATGGCTTTGAAAACCTGTGTGAAAATCAATGCCTGTGCGCGCCATGATTGAATATGATGATGAGCGCGAGCAGCAGCAGGTATATGCCGCCTGCGATCATGAGATGCGTCATTGCCGGTCCTCCAAATATTTTTCGGCGGCGGCGACTATCCAGCATTGCGCGTCGAGTTTTTCGAGTTTGGCGAGCTCGTATCGGACTGCCTCCGAATGGTCGTGCGACTGGTCGCCGTAGATCAGGCTGATGATCGCGTTTTTGATCGTGTCACGGCATAGCTCGTCCAAACGGCCGTCGAATTTCTCAGTACGCTCGCCGAGCTGCCGTGTCTTGGCGAAATGCTGCGAGAGCGGCGAATCGTATGGCAGGCGTTCCGGCTGCACGTGCGAGTACAGGCCGGTCGCCAACGCGTCCAAAGCGCCCGGCCAGACTTTAAGTCCGAGCGTGATGAGGGCGCACGCGCCGCCCACGCCACCGAAACCGGCTAGGAAATTTTGCAGCACATTACATCTCCTTTATGGAAAAGCCCCGCACGTGGCGGGGCTGTGGTTTGTTTAATACGGGTGGTCAGAGGCGGCGAACACCAAAGGCAGGCCGATTCTGTCGAGCATGTCCGGCAGTTCGCCGTCCGCGTATCCGCAGACGCGCGTGACAATGATTGGGCTTTCCGCCTGTATGACCGGAGTGGTAATGCCGTCATTGAGGTTCTTCCAGTAGGTGCCGTCCTGTTTCTGCCAGCAGACGCACCGGCAACCATCCGGCTGCTGCGGCGGATACAGCCAGCCGGTGTCGCTGCCGGTGACCGTCACCTTCCAACCGTCCGTCGTCTTCTCGCCGGTGCTTGTGGTGCCTTCCGGCGTCCACGGCACGTTCGCCGGATAATCCTTCAGGGTTGGCGGATTGTATAGATTCCTGATTCTCACGCGGCCACCCCCAAACCGAAGGCTAGTAGATTGCCGTATCCTTGTCGAAGCAGTTGACGCCGACCGCATGGAGGACAGTCCAATCGTCGTCCGAGAAGATTCCTCGGCATGCGAGCAGGACCTTCGCACCGGCGCCCATGAGCAATCCCTTGGTCCACAGGTTTTTGTTCTCCGTGATTGCCAGACCGCCGCTGAACGTGACACCGTCGCTCGTCGGCTCCACACGCCCCTGCACATCCTCGATGACAGCCGAACATATGTATCCGCCCGTCAGCGGTGGAAGGACGATGTTGCCCCACAACCGCAAGAGCTGATTGTCCTCGGTCGCCGTGTAGGTCTGCCCTTCCACGGTGCCGGGGAATGCATTGCCGTTCGACAGGATGGTCTTGGTGGTCTTCGCCGGATTCCGCACGATCATCGCCGACCACCCGCCTTGACGGGACTAGTACGGCGCGGTCTGCGCGGTGAAGAAGCTTGGAAGCCCCCCCGCACCGGCGGCGTCGTAAGTGTCGGCACGTTCGATGAGCACATTCGATACCGCCACGTCACGGATTCCGTATGGATTTACCTCGAATCGAAACCCATGGGAGGGGACCGTGAATCTGCACAAGACGTCCGATATCCCCCGTTTTAATTTTTGGGCAGACAGCATATTATTGACGTTGGCCTTGTCAGTTGTCTGAATGAGCATCAAGCCCGCGACGTTATCATCGCTGGCGTCCACTCTCATCGACAAGACGAGCGGAACGTTGAATGGAACCGTAACGTTGAAGCCATATCCGCCATTGGGTCCCGTGACGTGCAACGCATTATCACGGACCGTCCCGTTCGCGTCACCCCAACGGGAGACGTTGGTAAGCGGTCCGGCAAAAAACAGGATTGGGGAAAAGATTAATCCTCCGCACGCTCATGCTCCTTTACGAAAATAGACCGTCTGGAACGTTCCGCGCCCCGCGCCAAGCCGGCCGAGGAACCCGCCGAGGTACAGATACCCGGAGTTGATGTCCGCCTCCACCCTCAAGCTCAGTACGGCGCGGTACCTGCGGTGAAGAAGCCCGGAAGCCCCCCCCCCCGAAGCGAGAGCGTACGTGTCGGCGCGCTCCACGATGACATTGCTGATTGTCACACCGGTCTGGTTTGGCCGAATGCGAACACGGTCTGGCTTTTTGAGTGTGAAAGTCGTCTGGACGTGACCAATCTTGTTGGAAGAGAAAAGGGGGTTCCAGTCAGAATCGAACAACATTACATTAATGCCGGTTTGAGTCCCACTGTTTTGAATGTCAGCCGCGAAAACATAAGTGCCAGCCTCAAGATTGTCGATTGCGACATCATAATCGCCGTGACTGATGTCGCCTGTCCCATCATTGACCAATGGTATCAATGGTGACGGATACCGGTTAATCCTCTGCATGATTCTCCAATTCCTTTCCCGTCAAAAGCTGCCAACCATCCCATTCCCTGCGCCACACCTCGCGAATACGGTCGATGAGGAAGCACATGACGTTCGCGTCGTCGCCGACTGCGCCCGTGTAATACTTGAGGCCATTGTGGAGTTTTTCGGTGCGGCACCACAGGCTGCCGACCGGAACCGTATCGGGCCGGTCGGGCTGGACGAGAATCTGCTTGGCTCCCAAAGTCTTCCCGCCTTCGGCGATGTTCACGTGGCAGGCGTTGAACGCGTCCTGTTTGAGGACGGCAAGGAAATTCGAAGCGTTGCTCACAAAGCTCACCGTGCCGCCATTGATGCTCGCCACGGTGGTATCCGCCGTGGAAAGCGTCAAAGCGGCGTCCTCGATGTGACCGTCCGCGAAGACCTTCTGCGCGGCCACCTTGACTTCCGGATGGTCGGCATAGAGCGGCTGAGCCTGGAAGTCCACCGGTTTGAGCCATACGTCCACGAGCGTTTCGGCGGCGGGCGGCCATACCTGCACGCCGTTGTAGAGAGCGTTCCAGAAGACCGGCTGGCCGTCCGCGTCCACGTCGATGACGGGTTCGCCCACTCTCGCGCCGTTCAATAGCACGCCCATTGTCAGGCCTCCTGCGAACCGTCGGCTGCGGCATCCGGGGTCTCGGCCTTGTCATCGCCGGTCGCATCCGAAGCCTTGTCCTGCACCTGCCTGACAGCCTCGTCGATTGCGGTCAGAGCGTCATTTGCATGGGATTCCACCACGGCCTTGGACTCGTTGATGCTATCGGCGACGGACTGCACCGCGGCGGCGTTGGCCGACACCTGCCCGGACTGCGAAGACACCTGAGCCGTCTGCTCCGACACCTGCCGCGCCGCATCCGACACAGCCTGCACGGCATCCGCAGCCTGCACGCTCGCCGCCTGCGCCGCATTAGCCGCCTGAGCAGCCGCAGCCGACTGCGACTCCACCACGGCACGAGTATCAGTCAAATCCTCCAGAATCTGCGAAGCGACAGCCTTAGCCTGACCCTCCGGATAAAACACCATCTGACCCGGATTCGCCGCCGACATGGACTGCGCCTCAGACAACGACCCAGCAAGCAGATACGTCAACGCGGCACCGGAATTAAGCGCCGGAGCCAAAGTATTCGAATCCACATCGACCAGGTCCGCGAATTCCACGGCCGTCGTGTCAGGCACGTTCACGTAGCGTCGGAACTTCCACAGGTCCGTGTCTAGTCCAATGGTGACCTCGTAGCAGAAGGTGTTGTCGGTCGGTGGAACCGTCACGGTCGCCTTGCCTTTCGCGTCGAGTGCGACTTCGAAGCCTTCCCGCACGACGATGCGTGAGTCGTTGCGGAAGCGTTCGGTTGGAATCACGCGCACGGTGGCGTTGGACAGGTCGACGATGCCGCCTGCACTGGGTTTGCCGAAGTCGAAATTGATCTTGGTCATCCGTGTCCTCCTTTAGAACAGTGGTTTGAAAAACGGGTGGAAAACCCACAGGTCGGAACGTTTCGCCGGAACGATGCCGACTGTGGGTTTTCCCAAGGCGAAAGGTGAGAAGAATGCTGTTGAGAACGTTCGTGGATGATGTCTGGTGGCCGTCCTGCGCGAGGCTCCGTGAATGCACAAGAGTGGGCTACGAATCGGCCTACCGTTGTCACATCCAGTCGAAGTGGGGTGGTGTCGATATGGAGTCGATCACTGCATCAGATATCGAGGAATGGCTAGGCTCGTTCAAGCAGGCTGGCGCCGCACGGAAGGCTTGGGCCGTTCTGCGGGCGATACTGAGACTCGCCTACCGACGTGGCGTCACGGACAACGACGTGACCAGAAGGGAGATCCGTTTGCCGCATCTCCGCCGTTACGAGCCGCGGGTATTGGACGCACGCCAGGTGCGCCGCCTGCTGAAAGGCTTCTATGGCCACGCGTTGGAGGCGTGGCTGCTGGTCTCCGTATGCGCCGGATTGAGACGATGCGAGTCCGTCGGCATCGAATGGTCCGACCTGGACTTGAAGCGAGGCACGGTCACCGTCAAACGTTCCGTACAGTGGGTGGCGGGCCATGAGACCGTCACCGAACCGAAGACCGATCTGAGCCGACGAACCGTCGCATTGCCACGGTTCGCGGTCAAACGATTGGCGGAACTGCGCCACGGCACGAAGACCGGCCGACTGGTCGGCAGTCTGAACGCGAACCAAGTGGCGAACCACTACCGCAGTTGGTGCAGGTGCATGAACCTGCCCTGCGTGCCTCCACGCAACCTACGCCACACGTTCGGCACGTTGGCTATCAAGGCTGGAACCGACATCAGCGTGGTCGCACGACAGCTCGGGCATTCCGACATCCAAACCACCGCACGGTATTACCTCAAGCCCGATCTGAGCGTCCTCAAGGACATGCAGAAGGCATGGCAGAAACTCATATTGACCTGCTGATAGCATTCCGTAACCCTCCCATTTGGCAACGGCAACGGCAACGGCAACAGTAATGGCGGAATATATCCAATCGGTAAGGTATCTAGCCCGAATGCGATCAAGTCCTTGAATGGCAGAGCCACACTGTCATCCGGAACGACAGTGGCGATTCCATTCATCCACCCGTCATACCTGCAACGTTCGGTCCAAGTATCGATTGCATCTGATGGGACAGTCAATCTGCTCGTTGGTCCTGAAATTACTGTCACAGGTGGAATCGTGGAAATCCATTTTTAATAGCATTCCGTAACCCAGATGCCTGATATTGAGTCCGGTATGTTCATTGGTTCGACCAGCGTGAACGGTGCCGTATCGATCAAATGGGGCAGGCATTCCACAGCACCGTTTGCCGTGTTCGTCACCTACGCGCCAAACAACAGCGACTCGGTGACAAGCAGTTTCACGCCACTGATTTGGTCCGTCGGCGACAGCGATTTTCAGGCGCGTCTGCGAGACGACCGCAGCCATGCCTGGGGCAGAGCGCAACCGGTCCGGCTGTACTGGCTGGCAACCTGGAAACGATAGCTTTCCGTAACCCAGACATGCCAACTGAAATTTCAGAACACCTCATCGTTCGTTCCGTTTGCTTATGGCGCTTCGAACACCATCACGGTCAAAGACGGTCTGATTTTCGTGGACCTGTCTTCGTTCCGAAGCACCGTGAAAGTCGGCGATTTCACTGTCTGGCTGTTCAAAGCGGGCGTGAAGCCCTCCAAGAAGATCAGTCTTGGGTGCGTCGCGAACGTGAACGGTGCCGCGTATGGCAAACAGGCGGACTGGAACACCGACGGGTCGGTGACGATTATCGGAGGCGTGGGCTCGTCCGATATCGTCCAATGCTTTTCGAAGATCATTGCAGTGCCCGATGGCGCGGAATTCGTCTAGGCCGCCATCCAACATCCGTGCGCCGTGGAGTAAGCGGATTTCGGGTCGCCAAGCATCTGCACCTTCCCGTCGCGCATGACAAGCAGACTGAAACCGCAGGACGGGAACGCGATGATGCTCATGTCGGCGAGCGGACGGAACGCTTCTGGGATGGTCTCATTCGCCGTCGAGTAGTTCTGCTGGCCACTGCCGGTGAACTTGACGTTGCCGCTGACCGTGACGATGCGACCGACTCGACACAGAGTGAGGCTGTTGGATGTATACGGCGGTTTCCATTGCTGGGTTACGGAATCCCACAAAGCCCCCCTCGGCGTGAACAGGCGTACCGGCGTACCGACCGTGATGCCGTCAAGCGGGATACGCCAGAGCGGCATGTACGCGTCAACCGCGTCGGACAATATCTTCCCTGACGGAATGGTCGGGTCGGCGGCAACCGTCGCGTTCGGCGTACCCTTCAATACGACCAAGTTCACCAGCTCATTACCGTTGGAAGAGTCGCGATGGTAGTGCGCGCAAATGATGTCATTGCGTTTCATGCCCTGCGACCCGTTGGAGATCGTCACCGATTCCGCCGCCGTGATATGCCAGTCCAAGCCTTGTATCGACGCGCAACCCGTACCGATGGTGGCCTTGTTCGCACTGCCCATCGTGCACTTGAACGCGTCACCCCAGTCGAACACCACATCAGACTTAGAAAACTTGGCCTGATGAATAATCGCCTTGTCCTCGCTCGATATATGCGCGCGTCCGGACTTGCCGTCAACCAGTTCGATGGTCACTGTCCGACCTCCTTCAACCATGCTTCAAACGATTCGTCATCCTTCTGCATGAACGTCATGAAAGACGCATTGCATTTGGAACACAATTCATAGATGTCAGGCGTCACATCGTCCGCGATGCGGGTCGCCTTGCCAGCAGAATACCGGCGCACGGTGAACCATTCACGCGCCTCCGTGTCACCAGCGGCGACATAAGAGGTCTTACCGCACTTGTCGCACACGTACTTCGAGTAACCGTCAGATTTCACTAGCCTATCCTTTCAAACGTAAAACAACCAAGCGAAGGCAACTGCCTCCACGTGCCGCCGAAATCAACGGAAGGGTTGACACCAGTCGTGTTCTGAACCACATAGCCGATTGGGAACACGACCCTCCCGGAAGCGCCGTCACCGACATGAGCGCTGATCACACCGTCCACGCTCACGATCGTGGAACCGTCCACCCTCACGCCGCCCAACACGTCCGTGGACGCCTTCGGCAGCGTGTAGACGTTCGCACCCCGTTCGACCGAAGCGAGCTTCGACCGCTCGTCATCAGTCATCATGCCCGACTTCGCACTGTCGGCCACGCTCTTGGCCGCATCGGCAACGTTCTTCGCATCCTCGGCGGTCTGATTCGCTTTGCCGATCTGCGCCGCGAAACCGGAAGCCGTCTTGTTCGCCGACTCGGCGACCTGCCTGACGGCATCCAAATCCTCAGAAGCGACCTCCGCGTTGATCGTGCCGCCAGAAATCGACAGGCCACGGCCAGCCGTCAAAGACACGCCACCGCCAGCCGAACCCGAAGACGAAGAGGAAGAACCGGAATAGTTCGCGTTCGCCGACTGCACCGGCAGTCCGACCTCGAACGTCGAAGCCAAAATCCCGGAATCGATTTTCACGATCCGCTTCGTCACCACGGCGGTGACGTTGACACCGGAAGCATGATCCGCCGCAACAATCTTGTCATCCACACGCAGACCGTCTCCGACCTCATCGGACAACGACACTTCGACCGAACCACCGGTCTGCAATTCCTGCAGATGCTTCTTCGTCTCGGATTGCAGCGTGCCCAAATCCGCGTTGGAATAGTCGTATGTGGCGCAGACTTCATCGGCACCAACGAGCGTCTGTGTCTGACTCACCACGCCGGTCGCGTCGGCGAAATAATTGACCACCAGACGGTTCTTGAGCTCCTGCGAGCCAAGGCCGATGAGATGATTCACCGCGCGACGGTTGGTCTCGGCCTTGAAATCCACCAAGTCGGAGTCGATCGTGTTGTCGATGATGCCGACCGGCGTGATGCCAAGCAGGATGTGATTATCCTTGGCTTGGAAGTCGAGGCGTCTGCCGCAGGATGCGAGCAGATTGCGGAATCCTGTGTAGGCGTCCACGTAGCGTGGATTCTGGAACATCCAATTCGACAGAGTGGAAGCATCGGAGGAATCGACGGTGAACACCGAATCCAAACCGATGCGCTTCAAAAGGCTTTTGAGGATGTCAGGCAGCTTGCCGGAGACGGTCAGGTAATCCTGATTCGCGTCCGGCTGCAATATCTTCGCCGCCAACATGCCAGTCCACGATTGGCCGATCCAGGTTGTCGTGGAAGTCCCTCCGGTGACGGACACGCGACGATCGACTATTCGGCCTCCAACATCACTTCCATCGAGCCAAAAATACCAGCCTTGTGAAATGTTCGGAGCGAGTGCGTCATCGATGGTCAGTTCGAAATCGTTTTCGTCCGTGCCGCAAGCCCAATCCAACGTCACCTGCGATACGCTCGCATGTGGCGTCAGCTTGCCGTCGGCGAGGATAACGTCCGCCATGGCACACCTCCAGAAACGTCAAACATGGTCAAATCGATGCCATAATTGCCGGAAACCGCCAACAGCGAATCTCCTGCCGGTATCGGCTCGAAAACATACGAGCCGCTTCCACTGCCGTTGCCGCGAACGCCCTTGTCGAAAACATCCGAAACGTCGCCGTTTTCGGCTGTCAACGTTATCGTCTTCCGCAAGCCGGTGGCCGATAATGACACATGACCGCCTTCCGGCACTGTCACATCAACCGCATAGGTGTTGCCGCCAATCTGGAAAGACGGGTTGACGCAAGGGCCGAAAATGACCGCAGTGAACTCAGCGGCCTTGCCGGTCGGATTATTCACCGTCAAGGCGATTTTCGACGGAGCCAAATCGGTCGGCAAGTCCAGTGGAAGGTCAATCTGCGAGCCGGTGCCTGCCGTCATCGGAAAGAAATGCTGCACCGGCAGCGCGCGACGCCAGACGCCATCGCAAAGGACAATCGTGTAATCGACTTGCGCGTATTCCGGCCATGGCACCAGACCGAGAGAGGAACCGACGACATACGCCCGCTGGAACCATTCGCCATCAACGGTCAACGTGCCTGGCGTAACGGCCTGCACGTCCGAATCGAAAGCCGTCTGAGCCACGTCCAATATTGACGGATCCGTGGTGCGGACGGTCATTTTCGCCGTCGAAGCGTTTCTGCTCACCGATTTGATGCCGCGAGTGGCCAGCGTGTACGTCCATGCGTATCCGCGCATTTCCTGCAAATCGGCGACCCACAGACTGCCGGTGTCGAGGTCGATGACCGTGCCGTCATGAGCAGTGTATTTAAGCTCGCGCATATCTGCGGATCAACCTCCCCAAGTCACGGTCGCTGACCGTCGAATCATCGGACGCGGCGCTGATGATCGCGCCAAGATCGTTGTGCAGGCTGGTTATCGCCGCCACCACGGAAGCGGTATCAACCTGTACGCTGACCTGATTGCCTGTCATCTGATTGGCTGTGGCAAACACTTCGCGTGGGATGGCGCGCCGGTTCAGCGCGTCCATGAAGTCGACGCCGTAATAGCTGGTGGCGAGCGCGTTTTCGACGTATTCGCCGCGTGCGATGCGGCCGTTGTCGAGGTAGACGCTGTCGCTGGTCGCGGTGCCTGGCGCCCATTTCGGGTCGACGTAGCCGTTGAAGGCGTAGCCTCCGTTGGCGTATCGGAATCGGTCGCCGTCGTAGAGGCCGCCGGTGGCTCCTGTCGGAATGTTGCCTGTGGCGTTTTTCGGACGGTATCCGCTGGATGAGTATGTGCCCCCTGATTCGTCGACGTAGGTTCCGTGGATTTGGAAGTATTTGTCGGCGATCTGGTAGTTGCTCAGGTTGGTGAGCACGCTCATGGCGGGTGAGCCGTCTGCGTTGACGATGAATCCTTTGTCGTTGAGTTTCCATCCTTGGGTTTGGAGGAATTTGTTCATCGCATCGGAATTGTCACCTTTGAGGTAGCCTGTCTTGTCGTCGATTTTGGCTCCGTTCGCGATGGCGAGGGCGATCATGTATTGGTCGCTGTCCAGGGTGAGGGTGCCGGTTTTGGGGTCGATTTTGGCGTTTGTGGCTTGGGCGATTTTCTTCATCAGGTCGGTGTTGTCTCCGCTGATGGTGACGTGTTTGCCGTCCGGTGTTTCTTCGGCGGCGAGTTTGACCTGTTCGAATTTGGCGACGGCGTCGCCGGTGACTGTGACTTCGATGGTTTTCGAGTCGGGGGTGTTCTGCAGGCTGTTGACGAGTTCGTCGACCGCGTCGCGTGTGAGTCCGTAGGCTTGTGCGGCGGCTTCTGCTTCCTCCGGTGTTTTGCCGAGGGATTGCATGAGTTGGGTGAACGCGTCGTGTGCCTTGTCGATGTTCGGGTAGATGTCGTTGAGGCTGTCTCCGTTCTGCGCTTGGGCTTTGGCGCATTTGAGCGCCGCGTCGGCGATGTCGTTCAGGGCGCTTTGGTTCTCGCGTCCGGCTTCCGTGTTCAGGTCGAGGGTTTTGACGTTCTGACTGATGGTGTCGTTCGCCGAGGAGATCTTGTTGGCGAGGTCGATTTGCGCGTCGGACGAGCTGATGGCGAACCCGTAGTAGGTCTGCATCGCGTCGATGACTTCGGACAGCGCGCTGGCGGTGTCGCTGACGGCGTCCGTAGTGGCACCGAACGCTTCGGCGAGGATGTCGTCGGCGCTGGCCGCTTCCTGCGCGTTGTCGGCGGATTGGCTGGCCGCGTCTGCTCCCGACAGGAGCGCTCCTGTCTTGTCGATGCTTGCCTGGGTGGATTCTTTTTCGGCCTGCGCGAGGTTGGCCGCCGAGATTTGGCTTTCCTTGTAGCCGTTTTGGAGCTCAGTGAGGCTGTTGGCCACAACCCTGTACTCGTTGCCGGTAAACAGGCCGCCCTGGTTTGCGAGCTGGGTGCGGTAGGCGTCAAGCTCCTTGTAGACTTCGTTGACGGCGGTCTTCTCGCCTTGGATGGCTTTGATATACGTGCTGTGTTTGATGCCGACCTTGTCGATGGCCTGCCACACGTTGTCGTAGCCGGTGATGAGACGACCGAGCCAGTTGTCGGTGACCCTCGCGCCGGACGAGTCGGACAGCGCCTTCTCGTAGTGTTGCGCGGCGGAGGTCCCCTCCTGCAGGGCGTTCGACAGTTGCGTGGACCGCTCCTGGGCTTTCTGCTGTTCGGAGATGAACGCTCCGAGGACCGTCGTTGCCGCAGTGATCGCGACGCCCCACGGGCCGCCGAGCAGGTCGATGACGCTGCTGCCTACAGTCTTGAACCCAGCGGTCTTCAACTCCGCCTTGGACGCGGACGTGCCGAACGTCTCCATCTGTTCGGAAGCGCTCATCGAGGACGCCTTGAACATCTGGAATGCGGTTTGCGCGGATCCGAGCGCCGCCTTGACGCGCTGAATCGGATCGATGGCCAGCCCGATGTTGTTGGCCATCGTGCTGGTGCTGCCGTTGAGATTGCCTGCGGCCTTATGCACCGCGCCGAACACGCCGGCCAATGATGTCATGACCACGAGCGTCTGCTGCACTCCGGACGGCAAACCGGCGAACGCATCCACAAGAGTATCCAACCCTTGGACCATCTTGCGTAACGGCCCTTGAGCGCCCTCGCCGACGGAAATCATCAAGGACTCCATCGAACCACTCAGATTCTCCAGATCACCCTTGAGATTGTTGTTCTTCGCAGCCGCCTGCTCGGCGGCGTAACCGCTTTCGGACACAGCCTTCGTCCATCCGGCGATGCCCTCCGAGCCTTCCGAATAAAGCACGTTCGCGGCTCGCACCGCGTCGGAGCCGAAGATGACGCTCAACGCGGCGTTGCGCTGCTCCTGCGTCAGACCGCCCAGAGACGTCTTCAGCTGGCCGGCGAAGTTCTCCAGGCCGACGAACTGGCCGGACGCGTCGTATGCGCTGATACCCAGCTCGTCCATCTGCGCCTGTGCCTCCTTGGTGGGGTTGGACAGGCGTTGGAGCATCGTCTTCAACGAAGTGCCCGCATCGGAACCGATCATGCCGGCGTTGGCGAACGCGGACAGCGTGCCGACCGTCTCGGTCATGCTCACGCCCATGCTGTTCGCCATCAGACCGGCCTGGTTCAATGCGAAGCCTAGGTCGTGCGCGGATCCGACGGCCTTGCCGGCACCGGCGGCCAGCGCGTCCGCGACCTTGCCCGCGTCGGAACCCTCGAGGTTGAACTGCTTGAGCGTGGTGCTCATCAGTTCTGCGGCCTCGCCGACCTGCATTCCGTCGGACGCGGCCAAGTTCAACGCTCCGGACAGGCCGCCGGAGAGGATGTCCGCGGTGGACAGGCCGGCCTTGCCGAGATCGTTGATCGCATCGGCGGAATCCGTAGCGGAATAAACCGTGGAAGCTCCTGCTTCGATGGCGGCGGCACGCAGCTGGTTCATTTGGGCGCTGGTCGCGCCGGTGTTCGCCTGCACGGTGCTCATCTGCTGGTCGAAGTCGGCGGCCATCTTCACCGCAGCCACGCCGAACGCGGCCACGGCCAGCCCTGCGGCGGTCATACCACTGGCGATCAGCGCGGACTTGCGACCGGTGTTCTCCATGCCCGAAGCAACCGTCTTCGCGGTGCTTCCGGCACGGGTCATCGCAGCCTCATATGAGGCTGTGTCCGCCATCAACCGGATGACGATGTTCTTGTTCTCCGCCAAAGCATCCTCCAAAAATCAGGTCAAATGCGCCACCAAGGCGTTCGCGGCCGGATTGCCATTGCCGTTGGCCTCTGTCCACCGTTTCATGGCCTGCTGCATGTGCGCCGTGGCCCAGCAGACGCTGGTTTCGGCATGCAGGGTGAGTTCGGCCTTCGGGTCTTGGCAGATCGAACGAGGCAAACCGCACATGGGGCACAATGACCGTTCGTATTCCGCCAACGAGCGCATCCAATTACGCTCCGTCTCATCCCATTCGACCTCATCGCCCCTGCTCGGCCGCCAGCCCATGAAACGCTTATAAGAGATGCCGAGCTGGCGGCAGATGCGCAGATCCTCGACTAATTGTGGAGAACCTTCGAGGCGAGGTCGAACGCCGCTTTTGGGTCCGCTGCGGTGCCGTTCAGTTCGGCGATGGCCCGCCATAGCGGCGTGAACTGGCCATCGGTGAGTTCGTCGAACAGATTCCGCCACGCCTGTTCGGTCTTGTCCTCGTCGGCCACCGGCTTGCCGCCGATGGTCGCGGAGTCAAGCATGAGAGGCAATGCCGAGGCGGCGGTGCCGAACATGTCGTTCGTGCCGTTCTTATTGCGGTGCGCGGCCAGTGCCTGCGCCCACTTGCTTACCGGCAATGCCCGCAACGTGAGCTTCAACGTCTCCGCATCCGCCTGTTCGCGCAGCTCTTCGATGCGCCGCGCGGTGGCCTTCGCCTGCCGGTTCGTCCCAGCCTCCGTGACTCGCTCGCGCGTGGTCTCCTCGGCCAGCGCATCACCCAATCGCGCAATATCCTCGGCGGTCTGCTGGTTGAGGATAATATCGACCTCACGAGTGCGCCTGGTGACTTTAAGCATATGTGTTCCTTCGCTCTAATATTCATGTCCCTTTGCCGGAAAAGAGGAAAAAGAGGATCCCGCACCGGCGAAAGGAACGAAAGTCCGATGCGGGAAGAATCAATCAGGCGACCTTCACGTTCTCCGCCCAGCCGGGAGCGCGAACGGAGAAATTGACCTTGCTGCGCAGCACGCTGTTCGCGGCGATCGCCACCTTGGCGCTCATGCCGACGCGGACCGCGTAGACGTTAACGATGTCGCCGGCGACAAAAGTCGAATTCGTCGGCTTGCCGTAGCGGCGCACGAAGTAGCCTTCCGCGCCCTCGGTCAACGTCTCCATCGCCACGTTCTGCGTGGAATGCGAAGTGTTGGTGTTGTCGATGACCTCGATGCTCGGGCCACTGATCTTCTTGCGTCCGGGGTTCTCGTAATCCTGCGCGCTGTTCTCTCGCTGGTCGGAGATGGAATCCTGCGACGGCGAGCACGACCAGCCGCCCAGGGTGACGTAGTTGCTCAGGTCGGTGCCGGCGTTGATCTCCGTAGCGGTCGGCTTCTGGATGTTGTTGATGGTCGGCACCCAGATCGTGTTGACCAGGCCGTCCGCCGGTGTGGAAGGGACTTCAGTCCCCAGAGTCAAAACCATGACTCCTCCTTAGATATTTGGGGTCACATGCGTGACCAGTTGAATTTGAAAGTCAATAGGCGCACCTGATAGAGCAGGCTCGTGTCCTCTGCGGTGAGTCCTGCGGCATAGGCTCCGCTATCGGAGGAAAGGGTCAGGCAGCCGGTGTCGAAGCCCTGCGCGACGAACCGTTTTCCAGCCAAGGCTGGAATCATGAGATCATCGGCCAGCACGTTGACGGAATCGGTGGTGGTGCTCACAATGCGCACCTGCAGTGTGCCGATGTCGCAATGCACATGTTGCGTCTCGCCGACGATGTGGCCGTTCGTGGTGACCGTCTCGATCACCCACGGCGGCTTCTCCGTCGGTCTTGGCGTGGTCTGTTTGAAGACCTTCCACCCATCCGCAGGTTTTGGCACATGGTCGAGGATCGTGTTCGACAGGGTCATTATCGACTGCACTAGAATCCCTCCACTGCGGCACGCGCCACGTATTCCGCGAGCGTCGGCAGCTCTTCCTCGCCATGCTCGTAGAACCGGTGCGTTCCACCACCCCTCGCGGTGCCGAAGAACGCGATGTTCGCGAGCGAACCCGCTCCGCCCTTGGTGGGGCCTATCTCGGCGGTGATGCGTCCGGGCGTCTCGCTCACCGTGTAGGTAATCGGAATGCTGCGGAACGCCTTGTTGCCTGAGCCTTTCAGGTCGTCGCGAATCGAGTTCTTGACGTTCTGCGCGCCCTTCTTCACCGAAGCGGAGATCAAAGCGCGGCGAGCCACGCCCCTGGCGAGCAGCACGTCACCGAAGGCCGTCAACTGTGAAGCGTCGAACAGTCCGCTCATGCGTCCTCCTTCACGTTCCAACGGCAGGCTGTGGCATGCGTCTTCTCGCTTTGAGGTGAGACGAGCCTGAACCGCCTGCCGACGAGCAGCGGATTGGCGGATTCCGTGACTTCCACCACGTCACCGGCGCGAAAGCCTGGAGTGCCATATGGAAAATGCACGTACAAAGACCAAACCAACGAGACGGCGCCCATGGCTTGGGCGGCGCTGCCTTCGGTCTGCTCGCTGGCGAGGGCGCCGCTGGTCTGCACCTTGCAGCTGCCTTCGTACACCTTCTCCTTGCCGGTGTTCGGCAGTCCCGTGTCCGGATCCGTTGTGGTGTCTCCGTGGCGGGTGACGACGCACTGGTCGGTCATGAGGCTTTCGGCCATCTGGCGCAGTTTCGGAAGGGCTCCGATGAGAGGTGCCATGCTTGGCATGTCAACCTCCTCAGTAGTCGTAGGGGTAGTGCGGCAGCGGGATGACCACTGGTTCCGGAGCGATGACCGCCGTGGCAAGATCGCTGCTGACACGTTTCAGCAGCATGTCCCATTCCTCGTCGAGGATGGAGATCTCGCCGCGACTGCGCGAGCTGTCGATGCTGGTCTGCATGTTACCGTCGTCGATCTGCAGCATGGTGCTGCTCACGCCCTCCGGGTTGAGCGCCTTGCGCGCGACGGCGGCGGATTCCACCTCGATGACGGTCTCCAGATATCTCTCGTCCCTGCACCATTCGTCCAGCACTGGGATGCGGTTGCGGATCATCATTTCGGCGCGGCGGAGCCATTTCCCGATCTGCTTGCCTTCGGTGCTGTCGAAGGCGATGTCGCGGCCGAGTTCGACCGCGACATCGCCGATTTGCGCCCAGGTCATGGAATCACTTCGCAATGATACCGGCGTTGCGCAGGCTGGCCAGCAAAGCGTTGATGGTGGCCACCTCCTGACCTGTGGTGGCGTCCCTCACCGCAGCAGCCTGCTTGGCGGGCATGCCGGACAGCACCGTATCGAGCGGCTTAGCTGCGCCGCCCGGCTGCGGCACATACACCGCGCTTGCCGGGATCATGCCCTCGTGACGTCCGTTTGTGGTCTCCTTCATCATTCACCATCCTTCTCACTGGTCTTCTTCTTCGGCTTCGCGGCGTCGGCGACCGTGTTCGGTTCGTCGGCCTGCACCTCGGCCACTGTGTAGCCGTGACGCTGGAAATAGTCGGACGGATCCACGTCGGTCTCGCCGACGCCGCCGACGAAGGTCACGCCGGCGGTGACGCCGTTGTACTCGTTATTCGGGGCTTCGATTCGCCACATCATGATCACCTGACCTTGATCTTACGGAGCACGCCCGCGGCCTTGGTGGCCTTCAATGCGACGCCGACCGGACCAAGTTCGACCTCGCCGCGATGCACTGCGCCCGGCTGGGTGAAGTCAGGCAGCCAGGTCTTCACGAGGGTGCCGTCGGTGGTGGTGATGCCGCAGAAGCCGTCCAAGCCGACACGGTACGCGTACAGGCTGGTGGTGCCGTCTGCGGCGATGGGGATGATCGGATCGTTGCTGCCGGCCTTCTCGCCGGCGTCGGCGAAGAGGATGCCGCCATAGGATTCGCGGCTGATCGGACGGCCGTTCGCGTTGACGAGACCATCGATCGGCTCGCGCACGTACATGCTGGTGCGGCGCACCATGGCACGGACGCGTGCAAGGGCCTTCTTGTTGCCGACCACGATGGTCGGCGTGCCGTCGAGCAGGTCGAGGAACTCGTCGAGTGTGTCGATGGCCTTGTTGCCCTTCTCTCCTTCGAGGTCGGTCCAGTCGTAGGTGCCGGAGGTGGGCTTCATCTCGGTGCTTGAGCCAGTGAGCGCCTTGTCCAGGCCGTCGAAGGCCTTATCGTTCACACCGGTATCGCCGTTGATGACGGTATCCTGGAACAGGGTTATCGCGGCCTTCACCTTGTCGTTGATGTTGCGGGTCACCTCGTCGGATCCCTTCGGACCGATGTTCGCGAGGATGCGGTCGATCTCGAAAGCGCCGCCGAGCACGGCGAGCGTGGTGCTGTACTTCTTGGTCGTGGTAGTGCTCGGCAAGTATTCCGTGTTGATGGCGCGGAATTCGGCGGTGGGCTGGGTCTCCTGCCGACGGTAGGAGTAGTCGAGCGTCGCGCCGCCTCCTGCAGGGTTCACGGCATCATCGAAGATGAGGGAATCAAGGATGACGCTGGACTTTCGAAATTCGTCGATGACGAAAGGGTCGTAGTCTTCGAGGGCGTTGTTCTTCGCCTCTGCGAGAGTGACAGCCATAAGGTTGTCTCCTTCCTAAGGAATCGGTTACTTGTAATATGCGGAAATGGCTTCGGAGAGACTGTGCGGCTTCGGGTCGCCGCCCTTGCCCTGACTCGGGTCGGGCTTGACGCTCGGCTTGTTCTGCACGCTGACGAGCTTCAGCAGGCTGTCCGCATCGGCTTCCAGCTCCTCGCGAGTGGATCCCTGCAGACGTTCCGCCAAGACCTTCGGCAATTGCTTGTCGACGGCGACCTCGTATCGCAGTGCCTTCGCGGCATTGCCGGTGTTGGACTTCTCCAGGCTGGCGATCCTCTCGCTGGCCTTTTCCGCGGCGGTCTTGTCGCGATCCTCGAACTCTTTGATTCTGGCGTTCGCGGCGGCAAGCTGTTCGCGCAGCGACTTGTTGGCCCGGCGCTCGTTCTTGAGCGCGGTCATGCCGTGTTCGCCGAGCTTCTCGTCGCCTTCGCCGCCGGTATTCGCCTGTGGGTCGGATTGCGGCGGCTCCGGCTGCGGCGGCTCCGGCTGCGGCGGCTCCGGCTGCGGCGGCTCTCCGCCGCCCGGTTCGGCACCGGTATCGATGGTGCGGATGCGGATGAGATTCCACCATTTCCTATGCATTGTGTTTTCTCCTTGTTGTTTCCTTGGCCGTCACATCGCGTGCCGGCGCCGACACCATCGCGATGCCGGTGAAAAATTCGATTTCGGCTAGAGGATCCAGCCGTACTTGTAGAGCATGCCCAAGGCCTTCGCATGATCATCGCCGCAGCGTGCATAAATGGTCTCGGGCATGAGACGCGGCCTGTCGACCTTTGTGTACCGGCCGCCGTTCTTGACGAATTCCTTGGCGTATCCGGAGTCGATCATGCGTGATGCGGCGAGTCCGTGGCGCGTGGTGCCCTCGGTCGTGTACTTGATGTTCAGCCCGTCGATCTGGGCGGTGCGGATGCCGCGTTGGGCGTTAACCAGCTGGTTGAGGTCGGCTCCATCCGTGTAGGCTCGAGCGTTGGCCCTTCCGCCAAGGACTTTGGCGAGCTGGCCTTCGTCCAGTGAATCAAGGTATTCGCTCGGACTGGTGCATGCGTTTGCCGGCGCTTTCAGGCCGGTGTAGACGGCGATGCAGTCGCAGCGCGGATGCCTTTCGAAAGGCGTCTTGCCGCATGGCTGTCCGGCGAGGATGACGCATCTTCCGCAGCTCGGCGGTGTCAGGCCGCGCACGTAGGTGGATTGGTAGCAGATGCCGCGAGCGGTCATGCTTGTGGCCGACCGGTGAGTGTCCGCCAGCATGGTGCGCGTCCTGAGCACCAAGGTCACGCCTATGCGGTCCATGGCCACGTCCACCGGAGCGCCGTTGGACACGGCCCGCTTGCCGATGGTGATCGCCGTCCACATCGTGTCCACGGTATCCATGCCATTGCCGTTCACACCGACCCACTGCCATGGGTCCGGCCTGTATTCCGGGTGTGCCGCGTCCACGTCAAAGCGTTCCATGATTTTCGGCGTCGATGCGATCGCGTCGGCGGCGGTGTGGTATTGCGCCGTGTCCAATACTCGGAAAAGTTCAGGCATCATGTCCGCGAAGGCGGCGTCGAAGTCTGGTTGCGCGTGCTTATGCCACAGTCTGAGCACCGTCGCGGCCAGCCGGTTGCTTCGGCTGCGCAGCAGACGGTTCTGCGCCGTCGCCTCCTGCGGAAGCGTCTGCCCAGCCATCGTCGCCGCCATAGTCCACGTCCTTCATGAATTGGCCATAGGATTCGCTGATCTGCTTGGCGAAGTACTCGCGCTCCTTGTCCTTGCGGGCCTCGCTCCAGCCAAGCTCGTCCCATGCCCCCTCGCGGGAAAGGATGCCGGACGCCATGAGCTTCGTGATCGCATCAGCACGCTGAGCGTAGGTAGGCGTGTTCGGATCCTCCCAGTCGCAGCGCACCAGGTTCGCGTTAATGTCGTCGCTGGTGGCGAGCTTGTGCGCCACGGCCATGACCTGCGACCACGCATCGCCGTCGACGGCGTTCTTCAGCTCGACGTTCTTCACCAGTCTCAGCTCGTCGGCGCGGATGGCTCCCTCGGCTGCTGGATTGGCGGTGTTCATTCCGAAATAACGCATCGGAAGACCGGTGATGGCGCTCATCTGCTCGCTCAGCAGGTCGATGACCGTCTTGAAGTTCGACAGGTCAGATGCCGTGAACTGGCCGAATTTCGCGTTCGCGTTCTTGGAGGTGAGCATCGAGTTGAAATAGGTCTTTATCGCCGATGCCGGCTGTCCGGTCTTCGCGTCGATAAAGTCGTTGTGCGTGACGCCGATCGCCCATTTGCCTGGCACCGCGTGAGTTTCCATGGCGATCTGCAGGTCGAGGATGGCGCGTGCGGCCATGTCTGTCGGCCGCACCACGTCGGCCATCTCGCTCTCGCCAAGGAAGTCGCCGGCGCGCGGACGGTTGAGGAACTGCACAACAGGGACGACGCCGAGGTGGTGGTCGTCGCGGCCGGTCATGACCCACTTGCCGTGCTGTTTCTCCAGCCAGAGCGTGTATTCGGGCGTGTACAGCGTCGCGTAGTCCGGCGTCCCGTTCTCCCAAGGGTCGAAATAGACGCGGAGCGCTGATTCGACGGTTCTCGTACGCGGGTCGATGCGCGCGATCATGTTCCTGGATGATTCGACGGTGATCAGTGGATGCCGTCTGTCCTTCGGATTCGCGCCGACGCATACGAAGCCGTGGCCCTGCACGCGTGTCTCCGTGTGCAAAAGCACCTGCTGCGATTCCATGTTGTTGTATTCCCAAAGCTCGCGCAGCTCGTTTGACACCATGTCGTCATCCGGTATGGAGAAGGATTTGACCTGCTGGCGCTGCACGACGCTATCGACCACGATGCGCGGCCAATTCAGCGGAAAAACGAACGAGCGGAGTTCGGCCGGCACGGCGATGCCGATGCTCTGGATGACCTGTTGTCCGCGATAATAATCATCCCACTGTCTATGATGCTTGCGCAGTCGTGCAAGCCTGTAGGTGAGGCTCCTGATGAGCTTCGCGTCATCGTCGGAAAGCCTCGATGCCTGTATCAGCTCCACAACAGCCTCCTTACCAGCCGTACACCATGACCGGCGAGCCTCCTGCGCTCCAGCCGAGCGCCCTCATATCGGACGCCGCCTCGTGCGCGAGGATGTCGGCCATGGTTATATCGATCTTCTGATTCTCGCTCGGCTTGCCGAGCACGTACTTGTCGCCTGGCTTGGCGATCCGTCGCGCCGCCATCATGTGCAGTTTCGCCACCGGGTCGTCGCTGTGGGTCGTGGTGCCGTCCGTCGTGTCCGTCATGAAACGGGTGAGCGCATCGTACATGCGGCCGGTACGGTTCGTTGGCCACTGCACCACCACATCCTCGCCGAAACGAACACTCCAATCATCGATAAGCGACTCCCACAAATGAGGGTCGCAGTAGAATCGCTTGACCTTGAAATGATTGAACAGGTCGGAAACGGCGGCATCGACCTCGCTGCGTGGGATACGTCCCTCCCATTCGACCGGATTCCAATACGTCGGCCGCCTGTCCACGCCGTAGACGGGTGTGAACCGGTAGCCGCCCACGGTCTCGGCGCGAATCGCCGACCAGTCGCCGGACTGGGAACCGTCGAAGCCGAGGCATATCTCGGTATCGTCGGCCGGATACGGGCGCTCGTCGATGCCGTCATCGTAGAGGGCTTCGGGCATGTAGGAGCCGAGGCCCTGCACGAGCTCGCAGCCGAAGAAACGGCGCGCCTGCGCCGGGTCACGCGGCAACAGCTCCTCGCATGTCGCCTCAATCGCGTCCAGGTTCACCCACGGCGAACCCCTGTACACGAATTCGAGGATCTTCCGCCGATCATCCTTGTCGGTGAAATCGAGTTTCGGATCATGCCGGGGGAAGAACTTCATGATGTCCGTCGCCGGCGACTCGTAGGTTGCCTGCCCGAAGCTCGCGTCCATGGGGTCCCACGGGTTCGTGAGCTCCAGCATGCGCCCGTCCATGCCGGTGACGCCACGGAGCACGGTGTCGGCGACCTCGAACATGCCGGAGCGCTTCGTGTACACGCCGGACTCGTCGCACAGGGCGAAGTTCACGGGATTGCCCAGCTTCGAACGGGCGGAGGCGGTCACGGGGTCGATGCGCCCGCCGTTGGGCAGGCGGATGAAGCCCTCGCGCACCTTCATCAGGTCGTCCAGATGGCCGTTGCGCACCATGGTCTGCAAAGGCCGGTACACGTTCGCGGTCTGCTCCTCGCTGTTGGCGAGCAGCTGCACCAACGCGGTGCGCCTGGGCATGCCCATCGGATCTCCCGGACGGTACTCGTAGGAGAAGCCGCACCCACATCCCCAGTCCTCGCAGCGGAACTCCTCGCCGCCTTCGGCCCAGCCGCAGAACACGCAGGGGCCCACGGCCTCGAAACAGGCCACGGCAGCGCCGAACGGCGACTTACCAAGCTTCTGGCCGCCGACGATCTGGCCGCGACGCCATTGGAACGCGCCGCCCTGCAACGGGCGCGACGCATTGAACCGCGTACCGGCCTTGACGGTGTAGAAGTCCACCGCGTTCGCCAACTGCCAGCCCACGAGGCTGAACGGCTTGTTGAGGTCATAGCCGGAAGGCACCACGCAGTGGGCGCGAGTCCATGCGGCCATCAGGAAGCCCAGCGAGGCTGGAGGCTGCCTACGTTCCGCCATACGACACCTCGCTTATTCCTGCATCGACTGCCATTCGTCGCGCGGATCAGGGAAATCGACTATCTTCGCGCTCTTCCTATGCGGCTGGGGTTTCTCGTCGGCCACGATGCGCCAACCGTTCAGCCGCAGCCCCTGAGGGGTGAGCCCGATGGAATCCGCGTAGCGGCACAGGGTCGTCCGGTCGGCGGCCTTCGCGTCGGAAGACTCGCACAGCACGTACTGGCGGACGTAGAGGGCCACCATGTGCTGCAGGTACTTGTACTGCGGGCGGCTCCACGCATACCCCTGCGGGTAGCGCCACAATTCGTTCCACACGTCACGCTCGCGCTCGTTCCACTGCGCCGAAGCCGCGTCGTCGGGCTCGCGATGGAAGCCGTCGTCGTCCTTGAACGTGAACCAGACGACGTACCGCGGCAGCGGGAACTTCGGGTGAGGCCGCCTGTAGCCGTTCGCGGGCAGAGCGAACAGGCCGGCGGCGCGCTGCTGGAACGCCTCGGACGAAGGGTCGGGCATCCTGCCCGCCTTCGCGCGGGCCCCACCGCTGGGCATGGCCAATCACCTCTTCCTTCGACGTGTAGGCAGCGGCGTCACGCCCATATTTCTCACTACGTCCCGCTCGTTCGGCTCCTGTTGGAGCGTAAACAGACGGTCGCGGGCCGCCCTCATCTGTCCTGTTCCGCGTAGTATCTACGATTCGCCGCCTCCCAAACCTCTTGGCTGCGGTTCGGGGAGGGTCGGTCCTTGTCTCGGGCCAATCTCTGTCTGAAATGTTTGAAACGCAAAAACTTGCGAGTCCCCTCACCGGCGGTCTCGGCGGGGTTCGGCGGGGTTCCATCCCCACCCCGTCGCCGTTAGTTTTCCGGCGGGGGTGTTGGTTCCTGTTTGTTCCAGTGTTCGCGCATGCGGTTGCTGTTGGCTGCTCCCGCTTTGCGGTTGCAGCTCGCGTGTTCGGGTCCGTTGTATCCGTCGCGCCGGTCGTTATGCCCGAGGTCCCATGCTTGGCCGCGGGTAACGGGCAGGTGGCAGCGGGGGCAGAGTGGCGCGGCCCCGTTGTCGATGGCCGCTTGCCATCGGGCGCGGAGCCGCTTGTGTGGGGCGCCATACCCCCGTTGGGTGGCGGTGCCCCTCTCCCTCTCGTGGGCCCTGCCGTGTTCGGCGCAGTAGCGTTTGCCTGCGGGTATGAGCTGTGGGCAGTGGGTGTATGAGCATCTGCGTAGTGCCATTTGTTGTTTGCCTGGTCCTGCGTGTCGTGTGTCCCCGGCTTGCATATCTATAGTTATTGTGTTACTATAGATATGTCAGCAGAAAGGAGGTCCGATGAATCCAAAGGATTGGTTCGATGTCATCAACGGCATCATCGCCAACGTCCTCGCCGCGATAGCCATAATCATCGCAATCAGACGAAGACCGAAGCACAAGAAGTAAAACAGGTTCCGGCTAACCCTACTAGCCGGAACCTCCCCGCCAATCCTATCTCATCGGAAACACATCATGAGAACATCACTGATTTTCGGAATCGTGGCCCTGACGTTCGGAGCCATGGCCTTGGGCGGCGCGCTATCCGACAGCCCGATAGTATCTGGCAGCTTCGGTCTCGCGGCCGGAATCATGGGCCTTGCGGCCGGAATCATCAACGGCAAGGAAGGCAACAATGACGACTGAATACCTCGGCGTCAAACAGGTCGCCGAACGCCTCGGCATCACCAGCGGCGGCCTGCTCAACCTCAAACTCCCCGAACCCGACGCGACCATAGGGCGCACGCGCGGCTGGTTGCCTGAGACCATCGATGAATGGAACGCTCAACGTCCGGGACGTGGTGTCGGAGGGGGGAGACCACGCAAAAACAAAGCATAGATACGCGAAAACCCAGCCACATGAGCTGGGTTTTTTCGATACTAATCCACTGACATTATGCGGTCACAGTCAGCTCTTTGTCAAGTCCGCCACTGATGACGAGCCGGTAGACGCTGCTGTATGAAATGCCTTGGGGCGTGACATCAAGCTTGCCTCGGGATTTCCACACGGTGAGCGTATGCCTTTTGACGGTGATTCCCGCGTCCGTGAACACCTTGGCTATCTCAGCCGCAGACCCGCGCCTGGAATCATCCCAACACAACGTCTTGAGCCTACGCAGTTTAACCGTCTGCGCTCGCTGTTCCCTCCCGCAGACCGGGCATGTCACCCACTGGTCTGCTGCCCCAGCGGTGAGCATGGTCTCGCATAGTTCGCAGGTTCCTATCTCGCGGCGTTGCTCCGGCGGGTCCAGCGCAGCATCGACTTTGCGTGCGATGCCGTCAACGACGTGCATGTAGAAGCCCGCGTCCGCGAACGTGGCGAGCCTGGGGTGGCCTGCGCATGCGATGAGCGTGGCCTTCAGATCCTCGTTGCGTTTGTCTTTGCGCCAGTCCAAGGCGTCGATGCCGTCGAGGCAACGCCATAGTTCACGGGCCGTGGCGTCGAGCATGTCGATCAGGTCGAGCACGTCGAGCCTGATTGGAGTCGGGGGAGTGGCGGTCTGGATTCGCGTGGGCGAATGCCCGCCCGGATGCAGGGTCGCGTCCAACGAGTCATGCAACGGCGTGACGTCGCGCGCCAGTCGCAGGAGCGTGCCGGCGAAACGCAGTTCGCACGTCTCGCACAGTGAATATCCCCCTTCGGTCATCGTCCTGCAGTTCTGACAGTTCATGCTGAGCCCCTTCCGGCTGGTCGGCTAGAATAATGCTTGGATCTCATCGCCCTGGCCGACCTTGTTGGTTGGGGTTTTCTCATGTTTGAGCTGGCTGTATGGCATATTCCAGATGCGTTTGAATTCGGCTATCTCCTGTTTCGACAGTCTCGGCCCGCCCCACGGTTTGCCCGGCGGACGGTCTCTTTTCGGCGGCGTGAACGGTTTGACGCTCACCCGAGCCAAATGGCATGTATGCCCGGCGAGGTATTGGCCATCCGGCCTGATGCCCGCGCTCCCGCTCACGCTGCGCAACAACGGATAGCCGACTGATGGCAGCCATGTGACGCGCGTCAACGGGCGGCCGAGGATTATCGCCACGGTCAGGTCGTCACCCTCCACACACCCGTAATCCCACGACTCCCACACGGTTTCCCGATCCTCGATGACGTACAGGCCGCACCCCTCGCAGACGGTGACAACGAGGGGACTCGTTTTCGGGATGAACGCGCGAAGCCATGCGGGCTTGCGTTCACGGGCGCGTGGCCTGCTCACCCCTCCATTGCCTTTCTTCTTGCCGCGTCGAACGCGATTCTGATGATGTTCTCCAACCACGCGCCGGGGAGCGTGATAAACTTTCTGGTTTCGTCCATGGCGGCGGCAATCTCCTCTTCGGTGATTTCACGTGACGCTCCGGCCTTGTATCCTCGTCCCCACGCCCACTGCAGGCCACTGTCGATGTACGACGGGTCACGCTGCTTCTGTGCCTCGATTTCACTGCTGATGATGCTCATTCGTTTCCTCCGTTTCGTTGTTGATTGCAGTTTCGATTCGTATGCACAGGTCGAGCGCTTCCCGCCAGCCGGCCTGGTAGCCGAGCACATACGCCTCTGCCGGCGACTCGCTGCCCAATCCCGCTGAGGCCAGTGCGCTGAGCGCCCGTTGAATCACGTCAATCGGTCCGGCCATGGGTCAGTCCTCCCATTTGATGTCCTGGATTTCATGCAGCACCGCTTCGCAGGCGGTGATGAGTACGCTGAGCATACGGCGGCCGTGATGTCCTCTCCGGTCAAGGTTGAACAGGACGGGATGGCCTTGACTCCACTGGTCGATGCCGATGGAGGCGATTGGGATGGTTTCGACCAGATTGGTGTCAGCATCCTCACAGCGGTATTGGATGGTGACGGATTCTTTCATGCTTTCTCGCTTTCGGTCGTGTAACAGTTCGCGTCGAGCCAGTCGGCGATGACGCGGAAGTCCTTGGCCCATTGGATGCGGTTTTCCCGCTCCCGCTCGTCCTTGGGAGCTGGTTTCGGCTCATTGAGGTTGAGTAGTCCGTATTCGGGTTTCTTCAGATAGTGGCAGCGGGCGCGTCCGCGTCCCTTGCCGGCTTGCTTGTAGTTGATGAGCTGGAGTATGTGCAGCATCTCCAACGCCTTGGTCGGATCGAAGTTCGGGGTCTCAGAATCCGCATCGAAGCGCTTTCGAAGCTCGGGCGTGGTTCCCTCTCCATTGCCAAGCTCCCATGCGGTCGCTTCGATCTGCTCCCTGAATGTGAGTGCCATCTTCCGGTCTCCTTTCTGACGTTTTCTTGATTGGGAACAACTAGTGTCGTTGACGTGCTTTTTTTGCTGTTCCGGAGGGCCGAGTCGCAGTTGTTCCCGCACCCACCCACACACGTAGTGTGGGTGGGGAGTGCTGGGAACAGCTGGACATCGCTACTCCAGTTGTTCCCGGAACAACTCGGAACAACTGGGAACAACGGGAACAACTAGATTTCGAGATGGTTTTCCTTATCCAATTCGCTCGCCTCCTCCCTGCTCATCCGATCCACGAAAGCGTCCGATTTCGGGTCGTCCATCTGCCGGTATGGTCTGACGCTGGCGTAGATGTTCCGGTTGTTGCGTCCGGAGCGGCTGCTGATCCATCCGCCTTCGAGCAGCCGGTTGATGGCGGTGAGCACGGTGGTCTTTCGCGCGCTTGACCCGTCGTCCTTCAGCAGTTCGATGATCTCGGTCTGGTTCGGCTCCTCGGGCGCGTTCTCGACGATCCGGCTGATCTTCTCCATAAGCCCGGTGGGTCGTTCGAGGCCGCGCTGTCGCGTGGTTTCATCGCTGGGCATCATGTTGGGGCGTGCGATGGTGACGCGCATGAGTTTCGGATCCGTGCTGTTGATTTCGATGCGTGCGGCTTCGCGCAGGTGCGAGCCATTCGAACTCCAACTGACGGCGCAATGCTCCTCGATCTCCGAGATTCGGTCTTTGCCTGATTTGATGACGATGGTGCCTTTCACGCCCTTGCCGACTGGTTTGGTCATGTCCACCGAGTAGCTGATGCCGTCGATGAGTGCGAGTTTCTGCATGCTGCCGCCGGCGTAGCGGCCCCGGTTGTCCTTGCTTTTGACGACGTGGTCGATGAGTACGACTGCTGGCCCGCAGGCGCTGATGAGTCGTGGCATGGTGTTGTACCAGGCGGCGATGTCGTCACCGCTGTTGCTGTCGAGGCCGGCGTAGGCGAGGCAGCTGGTGACGCCGTCGATGATGGCCAGCGTGGCCGTGTCCGCGTAGTCGAGGGTTTCCTTCCAGCCGTCGAGGCTGGTGGGGCTGCTCGGCTTGGCGCTGGGCCGCACGTAGTGTAAATGCTGCACGATCTGTTCGCCGGTCACGCCGAGCAGCAGGAGACGCTTGACGACGTTTCTGGCGGAATCCTCATAGTCGATATAGATCACGTCATGTCCCTGTTTGAGTTCCTGGGCGGTGGCGATCTGGGCGAGCATGCTTTTGCCGCAGCCGGGTTCGCCGTGCAGGTCGTTGACCGCGCCCCTATAGAAGAGGCCTTGGCCGTCCTCTCGTTGGAACACGGTTGGCGTGGGCGGCAGTTCAACGCCGGACGCCAACTGGGTGAGGTCCTCGAACCGCCAACTGGAGGAGGTTTTATTTGCCTCGTGACTTTCCATTGAACCGTTTTGAACCTGAGATGCGGTGGTTGAACCGGTTTGAACCGGCGTCGTTCCAACGTTTTGAACCTGCTGTGGATAACTTTCCACCATTTGACTCGCAGCCGCGTTTTGGGTGAGTTCGTTGAACTCGCCGGGCGTCATGCGTTCGATTTTCGACTGCTCGCACGGATCCACATGCGATTGCACGCCGTTGACCTTCTCCATCGCGCCACTGAGAATGCTGGCCCATTCGCGTGCCGCCTCACGCTCCTTGCCTTGACGGTCGGGGGCCACCTCGGCGATGAACCGTGGCTTCAATTGGCTGATGGCGTCGAGAGCCCCCCGGTGTCCCTCCTGCGCGAAGTTAACCAACGCCCAGACGGCCTGCAGCGTGGTGTCATGCCTTGAGCCTTTGCTTGCCGGGTTGGCGAGCGTCTTGTTGAGGAACGTGTTGACCGCCTTGCACATGCGGGCGTCGTATCCCCTCGGATTAGAGGCGATTGGAGTGGTCGACGGGTTTGAATGTGTCAGGTTCGCCATGCTGTCGGGTTTGCGCAGGTAGTCCACCCACTTCCATGGCAGTGTCGCCAAGTCGCTGATGCGGGGGAGCGTGCTGGCAACCCTGCCGCTTGGCGTGTACCAGCAGTACATTTCGCCGCTCGGGTGGATCGACGGCCAGACCACGGAATACCGGTGGCCGGGCTGCAGGATGTCGACCCCCTCGATGGCGCCGCCCTTCCACGCGAGGCCTTCGGGCACCTTGTAGAACAGGTGGCGTGCCGGCGAGTCGATGCCGTGCGCCGTGCTGCTCCACGTGGCCGGAAGCATGCCCAGTTCCTGAGAGAGTTCGCTGATGCCTTTCGCCCCGTCCGCCTTGACCTGATGGCCCTGCTCCGCGTCGATGTCCAACACGAGCACGCCTTCTGGTATGACGATGCCCGTGTTCGCGTTCGGGTTGGCTTGGCTCCACAACTGTATTTGTTCGTCGGTGACGGGTTTGCGGCTGCGTCCCGTGAAACCAGCGGGTGGCGGGGTCTTGCGTCCCTCGGGCAGGGGGATGACCTGCATCCATCCAGCCGCACGGTACAGGGGTGCGGCTGCCGTGTATCCGTAGATGTCGGTCATCTTCGAAACTCCCTTTGACGTAGTGTGAAAATGTGTGTGGTGCCGTGCCCGTCGTCGCAACAGGGCCGGCCGCTTGGATACGGCGACGGCAATACGGGACTCAGCCTTTATCCGAGTCCTTGGTGTTATGCCAGCCTGCGAGCACGAGCTTCGATGAAAGCAGCTCGATACTGACTGGCGACAGACCTTCGGGACACAGGTCGACCTCGCTGATCTGCGTGGCCAGCTGCTTCTGCTGGTTCTGCATATACTTCAAAAAGCTCGTCCATCAGAATTCACCGGTTTCCAATTGCTGTTCCGAACCTCCGTGGTTCTGCGGCTGCGCCTGGTCGGTGACGGCCGTGACCGCCTCGACAGGCACGCCCAACAGTCTGGCGATCTCCTGCGGGGACTTGCCCGCCGCCTTCAACTGGTTGACCTTCATCGGATCAGCCTGCGGCTGCTGCGGCTGGCCGAGCTGCACCGGCTGAGCGGGTTGCTGCGGCTGCTGTTGCGCGGGAGGGTTCCACGGGTCCACCGGAGCTGTCTGATATCCCTGATTCGGGGTCTGCTGAGGCTGCTGTGGCGCGTACTGCCGCTGCGCGTAACCTTGCTGGGACTGCTGCACGGGAGGCTGCTGGGAGCCCTGCTGGACAGGCTGCTGGGGTTGGCTTCCGTTGACGAGACTGTTGACGCTGGACGCGGGTTCGATGTGGAATTCGAACACCTTCGGCGGTTGGGGCGCGTCGCCCCGCTGGCCGAGACCCACGAACCGTTCCGTGATGGTGTCGCCCGGCTTCGGAATCTTCACGCCCGCCTGACGGCAGGCATCGCGAAACGCCTTGAGTTGGATGCCCCAGCCTTTAATCCATAGCGAGCGGCGGCCGTCATCGTCGTCTACGCTCGGGTCGCGCAGTTGGGTCTGGATGATGACGTGGATCTGCTCCTTCGGACGCCCGTCGTTCCAAAAGGCGGGCTGCTTGGTCTGGAAGTCGTTGACCTGTGTGGTCTCGATTTTCTCGATGACGCCGGTCACCGTGTCCCCCGGCTGGCTGTTCGCGCCGAAGTAGGCTTTGGCGCTGTTGCCGGCGAGCAGGTCGCCGAGCGAGCTCAACTGGGCGGGCTGACGCTGCTGCGGCTGATAGCCGTACCCCTGCTGGGGGTAGCCATACTGTTGCTGTGGTTGCTGACCGAACATGATTGTTTTCCTTTCGTTATTCGGTGAACTGGTATTCAGGTTCAATCAAGGGGATGAGCTGGAGCCATTTGTCGGGAACGTCCGGCCATGGCTTAGCGTCGAACTCGGGGAGCGCGCTCATGTCGGGCCAGACCCGGCCCTTGCAGGAGAAGCACTTGTCGGGTCCGGCCGCCGGCAACTGTTTGATCCAGCTGTCGCGCACGTCGGGGCCTTCCGCCTGCTCCACGCAGTCCATGAGGTTGACGAGCAGTTGGGCGCGGCTCAACGCCCATTTGCCGGGCTCCGGGTCGAACCTCGTCTCCCAGGGCAATGCGTCGCCGAGACTGGTCTTGTTGCGGGGCAGGAAGTAGATGCAGTTGCGCTCCACTCGTTCGCCCTCGTTCTGCAGGCCCATGCCGTAGAGTGAGGCCTGTACCCGGTACTGTTGCGAGGGGCCGTGGGCCTTGACCTTGGTGACGGTCGTGTTGCCGACTATCTTCCAGTCGATGGTGCTGCGGGTTTTGCGGTCCCATAGGTCGATGCTGCCGGTCACGTCGTAGCCGCCGTGCAAACCCTGCAACCGGCCTACGGTGACCCGGTACTCCGAGCGCCACCGTTCCACGAGCTCGGTCACGTTGTCCTCGCCCGTATAGGGGAATTGGAACGCCGGCTCCCCGTCCAGCTCTCGGAACATGGTTTCGAAATGCGCGTGGACGCATGTGCCGATGAACGGCAGCCAGCCCGGGGAGCGACGCTCCGGCCAGCCCGCCAGTTTGGCGGCGAGGCAGTGCACGCAGTCCGTGCCCAGTTCGCTCGGGCCTATCTCACGCTGCAGTTCACGCGGAGCGTTCTGGATATCCGCTTCGATGAGCTGGCGGATCTCCGGCCATAATCTGGGTTCCTCCATCGTGTCCACCCGTGTTTTCGGCGTGACTGGCGGCTTGCCCATGCCGGGTGCCGACTGCGTCATGGGCGGTATGTCCACGGGGATCGCATCACCCTGTTGGGCTTGTGCGACGGCGAGAATGGCCTCATTCATGCTCACGGTTCTTCACCTCCTTCAAAAACTCGTTGATCTGTTTCTTGATGTCCGTGAGTGCGGTCCGGCTGAGCCGTGTGATGGCCACCGCCTCGTCCGAATTGTCGAAGCGCAGCGTGTAGGTGCGGTCGCCGTCCTTCGCGATGGTTACCGGCATGCTGCCGAAGGCCATCGAATGCACGGGGAAGCCGGTCTTGCCTTGCGTCTCCAGTTCGCGTATGGCCCTGTGGATGCGTCTGGCGACGGTGAGGCCCAGCTCGTCGAGCTGCTCGGAGCGGATGACGTACAGGTCGTCGGTCAGCTCGTTGCCGTTCTCGTCGTGCAGGTCGTAGTCGGCGATAACGCTTTCCACGATCTGGGCGATGCCCAGGCTGGACAGTTCCGCGCTCATGAGACCACCACCATAGGCTTGCCGCTCATCGCGTAATCGGCCACCGCGTCCGCCGACAGCAGCTTCTCCAACTGGCTGAGCGGCCGCGGCCGCAACTGGTAGGCTCCGGGATACTTGGTGGCCGGGTAGGCTTTTTCGAACGTGCCGGCGTTGATGCGGCGCGCGCCCGGCTTGACCTGCACTTTCAGGTTGCCGGCCTGGTAGGTGCCGGCCGGATGCGAGTCGAGGATACGGGCCTTCAGCTCGTCGACCTCCTCCTGACGACTGGCGATCTCGGCCTGCAGTTCGACGATGCGCGCCGCCTGCGCGGCGAACAATCCTTGGCGCAATTCCCCGTCCGGGTTCACGGCCTCCGTGGTTTCAATGGTTGACGTGTCATTCGCAGTCATTTGGTGTGCCTTTCACGATGATCTGGGCGTAGGTGGGATACCACGCCGTCTGATGCTTGGTCTGGTTCGTGTGCCGGTTGCAGCAGGTGACCGCCTCGTCCAG